CTGCTGGCTTAACATAAGGAAGAGTATTTTCAACACTTGTTGCAACATCAACTTTTCCAGTATTAGTTGTAGCACAAGCACCAAGAAATACGCTCAAAAGAGCAACTGCGGCTAATTGTAATTTATTCATATATTTTCTCCATTTGTTCTATCTTTTGCTTCTTCTGTTTGAGGAACACATCCTCCTGTGACAGCTGCATCTTTAACAGTTAATGCAAAAATTATTCCAGAAACTACGGCCACTAATCTTGCTATGCCATTAATGTATTGTTGTGCAATATCTGGAAGAAAATGTATTAATGTTGGATCAGAGTGAATTGCTATTGCTGTGGTAACTGCTACAACTGCTATAACGCCAGATGAGCTAGATCTCCAATTTGGGCCAAATATTTTAGATAGCATAGTTTTCATATTATATTACACTATATTATATGTGTTAAAAATTAAAATATCAATACTTTCTTTGTATTATTTAGCATACCATACAATACATTTCCACTAGCAAATAGTCCTCTTCTACCAAAGTCTGGATCAAGATCAAAATTAAAACTTAAAGTCGCAGTTTTATTTGCTCCGATAGAAGAATCATAAGTAATATTATCAAACTTGCAACCACTAAAAGACAATCTAGTTTTATCTACCCCTCTTTTAGAACTATTAAAATCAACCACAATATTATAATCATCATCTCTATTTAATGTATCAAAAAATGAACCAGATAAAGTTTGATCTACAATAAAACTTGTATTTAATTTTCCATTAACTGGAAACTCTATTTTTCTTAGTAAAGGCAATTTATAATTGATTGCTCTATAAGCTTTTCTATTAAAAGATAATGAATAATCTAAATTTTGAATTGTGTCTGTGTAAAATAAAACTCCCGTTCTATTATTTGTAAAGAAAGAGACATTTGCATCTCCTGGTAAAAGAATGTTTTGTCCACTAATTGCAGTTTGATTATAATTTAAACTTTTTGGCACAATAATAGTTTCATGATTTTGTATATTAATTCCACTTGATACATTTAAATAAGAGTATTTTATTCCAGATCCGCTTGTATAATAAGTTATATTATCTGCAACATAACTTTGATTTACCTCTGGTAAATTACCAATACTAACATTAAAAGAATATTCATTAAGGTGACAATTTTGAAAATGAATAATATCATCGTTTTTACAATTAGAATCAATGACTTGGGTTTCATTTGTTGGATTTATTATTGAATTATTAAAAGTTGCGTTATCAGAAAAAATATCATTGTTGTTTTTGCCTACAACAAGATAAAAGTCTCTTTTGTTTAAATTTTCACTATTTGAACAAATTCCAGAAAACATTGGTAAGTTTGACCCAGAAAAATGATTAACATCAAAATCTAATCTATTTTCATTTGTAACTCCATCGGGAATATAAGAAAAATTAAAAGTTACTTCTGGTGGTCCAGAAATTCCACGAAATATATTTTGTTTTTGTCCAAACCCTTGAGCGTTAGATCTTGGTTGTTGAATTGAATAATTAAAATTTTGTATCTTTTCTAATCTTTTGAGAATAATATTATTAGCTAAGTAGTAATCAGAACCAGCTTTTTGTTCTCCGCTATATGGAGCAACATATAAACCTTCTACATTGTAGATTATTCTATTTCTTGCCATAACCTTAATCCTTGTATAGGATTACACTTTTTAAACTTTACTATGATATAACAATGAAGCCATGTAATTTGCAACTTGATGTTCGGCTGCAATCTCTTGAATATTATTAATTTGCTCTTGGTTTTGATCAAAAGGCTTCTCTATATAATCTTTAATTTTAGCTATCCAATTTTCTGGAACTTCATTAGCTATAATAATTTCAGATATATTTTCTGCATTTTCTTTTTGTTGATTGCTTAATTTTTTAACATTAAACTTTTTCCTAACAGCGGATTTAACCTCTTCTTCTAAGTTTTGAGATGCTAAGATATTATCTTTAATTTTAACAATTGAGAATGAAGCTTTTGTGCCAATTGGTTTTACATTTTTCGTAGATTGAGGTACTCCAGTAGAGCCAGATGGTCTCCCAGCCTGACCAGCTGCGCTTCCTCCAATAATTGGTTGGTAAAGACCTTGATCTCTTAAATCTTTGAATTTCCTCTGAGATTCTATAGATTCTTCTTGAGTTGGCAATCTTCCAGTATCGATTGCAGTTAGTCCTTCTTCTGCGGTTAATACTCCTAATTCAACTAATCTATTGTAGATTCTAGAATATTGAACATCATCTTTGATATCAATATCTTCAAAAACTGGTGTTGGAAAATTTTTAAAACCAATATCTTTGCTCATTCTTCTGATTTCTGGAATCAAAAATTCATTAATAAAGACTTCTCTTGCTTGCTTTAATCTTTGAACAAACACTTGAACTTTAATACTTGTATTTGCAAATTTTTCACTTCCTATGAGAATATTATTTAAACCAATTTGAATATCTCTATCAACAACTTCGTATTTTTGTGGCCCAATAAGATTGCCTATATCTGGAATAACAAACTCAGCTTTAGTTGTATAATCAGCAATAAGAACTCTTCCAACGCTTTGATTTTCAAATAAAGATTGCATTGCTTGTAAATTCTTTTGATTTACACCACCTTTTTCTGGATCCGTTCCCATTGTAACTAGAAGAACAGCTTGTTGCATGGTTCTTGTTACTGCCATATCCATCTTTTTCATTTCAAGCTTCCAATTGATATCATCAAGAACTGGAAATCCCATTGGAATAGAAAGAGGCTCGTAGTCTTGTTTCTTATAAAATACTGCTGCTAATTTAGTTTTATCTAGTGGTACAAGAATATAAGAATTACTTTTATTTTTTATTTTATCTTTAGTTTCTGGAGGAAGATTATCGTAAACTTCAATATCTTCATCTGTTTTTGGATCTCTTAATCTTTCTAATTCGTAATCACTTAATAATTTATAATATGTATTAAAAGAATAATTAACTGTACCGCCAACATAAACATCTGCTGGATTAACTATTGTATATCTAGCTGGAAGTTTGATTTCTCCATCCTGAGCTATAGATTTTAATTTTGAACCAAAAGTTTGTGTTATTTTTAAAAGTTGCTCATTAGTTAAAGAGGTATCAAATCTATAAGTGAATACATTTCCACTTCTATAATACTCTCTAAAGAATTGATCTTGGAAACTTGCTAGATTTATTTTCTTGAAATATGCTTCAAAAAATTCTCTTGATTTTTGACTTCCACCAGTTAGATAGATTGAACTACTAGAAAATTCACTCATTAAATCTATGGTATTTCTAAAAATAGCTACATTATAATAAGCCTTTTGACACAAAATAATAGAGTCTCTTACGTCTAAAGTAGAAAGATTTTTTACATAATTAGAATATCTAAAAGGAATTAATCCAGTATCAATGTTACTAAATCTATTTGTTTTTTCTATTGATGAAGACGCATTTCTTCTGGTGGATGTTGTGTTTGCTCTTATTTCTGAAATTTTGGCTCTTTTGTCACTTGAGTTATCAGATCCATAAACCATTAATGGGGTAGTATCTTCTTTTGGAATAGCTATAGATGCTTTTATTTCTTGAATTTTGTTTTTTTTGCTCATTTATTTGATGATATTACACTTATTTTATCATTATTGGGGTGAAAGTCTGGGATATTTCTTCTTTTGGTGCGTTTATTATATCATTATAGCACTTTAAACCCCAATTTACTAATAAAAGTGCAGAATAATTATCTTTTCTTGCTTTATTTGAAGAAGAGCTTCTTTTTAAATGTTGAGGCAGATCAAATGACTGAGTGCCTCTGGCGGTTGACGAGTGTTCTACTAGAGTGCATTGTTTTTTTGTCTGATATATAAAATCATCTTGGTTCTCAATAAAATCAAGTGTTGACCAATCTTTCTTGTCTTCTGTTTTCATCAATTCAATTGGAATACTCTGACTAAATTGAGATTCAAAAAAACTATCATTAGCACATGTTTTACTAGCGAACCATATTTTTTTATAATCAATTGATGCTTGTAAATGTTCGTTAGCTTTTCTAATAAAATTACTAGTGAAGACTTGATTAAAGGCTATTTTTTTATTTTCTAGATTATAGGAGTTTCTTGTTTTTCGAACTTCTTGATCATACTCTGGTCCTTCTAAATCAGAATTAAATTCAAAACTATTTATTGCTAAATTATTACTTTTAAACAATTCAGATTGATTACAAGCAGAAAGAAATACGTCTGCGCCAGCGTTATCTAAAATCATAAATACAATATTAAAATTAGTCATAAGGTAATAGAAATAATTAACATGATTTTTTAAATTACCTAATCCAGCATAAGTATGAACTAGTGTGCCAGTTTTATTTTCTTCATCTATCTCCATTATTGCCATAGCAAAATAATCCGCATTTGGGCTGTCACTCATATTTGGATCTATACCAAGTATGTATTTTTTTCCAGAAGATCCTTTCATCAGAGTATGCGGAGTTTCTCCATTTTTAATTGTGCAATCTTCCATCTTTTTTGCACTAAAATAACTATCACTTCCATCAGTAAATCTAGCACAATACTCTCTTAAAAAGCTACTATGACTTGATCCTCCATTTTGCGCTTCTTCAATAATGGTCTTGTCTATCATTTCTAATGGAAGAGCCTCGTAACTTAATTGAGAAATAAAATAAGAAGCTTCTGTAGTCTCTTTACAGTTAATTTTTTCTATCCATTCATTATGTGTTTTATAAAGGTTTTCAAAAGTATAGCTTGCGGAAGATAATGCTATCATTTTACTATTATTTTCAAATACAAGTCTGTCCTCCTCTTTCATTAATCCATCTTTTATTAAGATATCCTCGCTCTCTCTAATCTCCATTCTTTCTTTCATGTTTTGTGGAGCGACTAAGAAAGGCATTAAAACAGTTTTAATAATATCCTCTGGAAGCAGCAAAAACTCATCTAATACAAGTACATTTGCTCTAAATCCTCGAATTTTTTCTCCATTCAAGGGTATAGCTACTATACTTCCACCATTAATAGCCCATTCATATTGATCGTTCCTTTTGCTCTTAGAGCCAAAAGCTTGTTGAAGCAATTCTGCGCCCTTACTATTTACAATTTTTTCTAGGTTGTTAAATATGAATCTAGCTGTTCTAAATGTTGGTCCTGCAATTAAAATTTTTGTATTAGGTTCAAAAACACATTGAAGAAAGCAAAAAACAGCAGCTACGAAACTTTTACCGCAACCTCTACCCCAAATACACATATTAAAATTTCTAGCCATTAAAGCTTTTAAATGTATCTCTTGATATGGCGCTAGTTTTATACCACTAATAAGCTCTGTAGTAAAACCTAAGTTTGCTCTCAAGAATTTTACTAAACTAATTTTTGCTTCTTTATCATTTAATATCCCTTTTAATTCCATTAATTCTTTATTAATGTCGTGATATTCTTTTTTATATTTGTCTGGAGAATATATCATAAAAGTTTTAGATCATAAGCTAATTGAAGGTCTACTTCTTTGTAAAAACAATTTGATGTAAAAATTGATTCAATCACTCTCGTCATTTCTGCTCTTCCGTCTACAAAAAGAAATTGTAGATTATCATAGCTTTGCAATAATTCTCTAACATTATGGAATATATATTCTGGCGTGGCTTTAATTTTTTTACTAATATGAGGAAGATATTGAAAGCTAAGGGCGTTAGATAATTTTTCCTCTATTACTACTACTAGATAAGCTTCACTTTTCTTTGCTCGATCTATTTCATTTTTAAATCTATCAAAATTTTTAACACTTAAAGTACTAATAAAATCACTTAAACTTTTTCTTTCTATAAAGCATTTGCAATTATCATTGCTACAAGAATAATCTCCAAATGGTAGTGTTTTAATTTCAAATTTTGAATCAAATTTTAACCAGCTTTGTTCTCTTGTGTCAACATAAATAATTGATTTTTTGTTTAACTTATTTTTAAATTGATCAACTATATTAGTTGTATGAATAAATTTATTTTTTAACCCTAAATTAGCGCAAACATCATAATAGTCGTTGAATATCTTATTGTAAAATATAATTGATGGAGACATTATTGTTCTTAATTCTACTTGAGAAGGAGTATATAATAGATTTTTATCTTGTTTTCTTTTAGCAATTAACGATTTGCAATACTCTTGAGCTTTTTCAATAGGCTGCTGTTTAAGCCATTTTTTCATATTATTTTTATCATTAAAATCACTATTAAAATATTGTTCTTTAGTTTTAAAATTAATGAGTTCGTTTGTTAAAAGATCTCGCCTTTCAAAGTATGTTTGATAGTATTTTGTTTTATTAAGTTTGTATCCTTTTAAAGACATATGTAAAGACTTTTCATTTGGAAATTCTTTCCCATCTACTTTGCATATAACTGACATAATTTTATCCATTTAGAATATCTTCTTCAGATATTCCTAAAATTTTACATTTTAATTCATCCATAGAATCAAGTCTATTTATCTCTGTTTTTACAATAGCTCTTCTTAGTTCTGCCATTTTTAATAATTTTTTTCTAGACTCTTCTTGCTTCCACATCTCTACAAGATTTAATATACTAGCGTTATCTTTTATTTGTTTGCTTAGTCTATCGCTTCTTTTTACTTTTAAATCATTTAATAGTTTTTGTTGGCGATTTACGCAATCATTATATTCTTTTCGTGCTGTGCTACTAGCTTCTACAATAGCCATTGGAATTTTTCCATCTTCTTGAGTAGCTAAATCTATTTGATTTTGTAAAGCTGTAATAGTCTGTTGAATTGTGGATGATATAACTACTTCTGTAGCGAGAACAATGTATTGATCTACTTCTTCTTGAGTAAGATCACTTTTGTCATAAGTATATCTTAAAAAACTACTTTCAAATAAATCCCTATCATCTTCATCATCATAAAGATTAATTTGATGAGTAAATCTATAAGTGTTCATATAACTAATCAAAGAGTTTACTTCTTTTTTTTGTCTTGGAGTAATTTTTTCTTTATCAATTCCATCTAATATATATTTATTAATTTTTACAATCATTCTTTCTTCGCTTCGTGGAGCTTTATAAGTTTCTGTAGCGATATTTTCATTTGTATCGTTAAGATATTTAATATTACTAGGTATAGTTTTCATATAATCAAGAATGCTTCTAGTTTCTTGACAAAGATTTGTTAATGATTCATTTTTAAATAAAATTTTAGCTATTTCAATTCCTGTCATTGTAGCGCAATTATTGCTAATATATTCTTTTTGATCTTCTGTTAATTCTATAAGACCCTTGGCTTGATATTCGTAGCTTTTTCTTGGTTTAATTTGTCTTGCTGCAAGAAATTGTTTTACAGCTTTACCTTCTTTACTTCTTCCATCGAGATCATCTCTACCAAAAGCTAATTTAACTAATTCTGTTAATGAAGGTGGATTATCTGAACGATTATTCCATTCTTTTAATAAGCTTAATTGCTGTTCTTCTGTTAGTTGTGGTAAATCGTCACTCATATTAATTCAAATCAATATCTCCATTATATAAATGTTTCTTAACTTTAGTCATAATAGCTTTTTTTAGATTTTTAACTTGTTTGTATCCTATTTTTCGATTTTTTTCAGTTGTTTTATATCCCATTAAAGAAGCTGATTCTTCTTCTGATTTATGTTGAATGTAATATAAGTTATAAAACCTCCATTCTATAGGTTTAAGTACTTTTTGCATTTTTGTATGAATATTTTTTGCGGCTTTATCTATATCTATCTCATCTTCAATAATATTGTGAACCTCTTGGGTGTGGTTCTCTAGGGTTACTGCTAATTTAATATCATGTGCAGACTTTTTACTCTTTTCCCATTTTGCGTATAGTGGACAGTTACTACATTGATTGCCGTATATATTACATCCATCTTCATTTTCTGCTGCAGCGCATTTCAAACATGGTCTAGAATAATTACCGTAATTATTTCTTATTAAATTTTTTATTTGATTGCTAACAATCCTATTTATCCACGGCGCAAGGGGTTGCTTTTGATCATACATTTTCCATTTTTTAAAAATATGTATTCTTAATATTTGAGAAACATCACTAAAGTCCATCCATGCAAGTGTTGTTAAGTTCCACTTATGTCTTCTTTTGCTAATTTCTTGGTCAATCTCCGAAATTCTGCTTTCGAAACTAGATTTCGGATCGTTCATTAACTATCTCTTATTTTTTCTTAAAGAGCCAGCTTCTTTTGCAAAGTCTTCTAATGTTTGTTTTGGGGAGACTTTTTTGGCTTTTTCTTTTCTTCTTTCTTTTTTTGAATTTTGATCCGTAGATGTTCCCATTAAATCTTTGAGTTTAACTCCTCTAACTGGTTTGTCTAGCGGAGCTTCTATTTGTAATTTAGATATATTTGGCACTTCTTTAACATCTTGGTCACCGTCGTTATAATCAATATCGTAGTCTAATTCTGGTCCTTCAATATATATTTTTTTAGCTATCGTTGGTTTTTTAACTTGAATATTTTCTGCCACTGATTTAGTGGGTTTTTCTTCAATTTTATCAAATGGTTTAGCACAACTTGAACAAAATAATGGTTTTTTAATTGTGTATTCTGTGGGCGATCCGCACAAAGCGCAATATCTTTTCATTAACAGTATTATACTACTAATTTTGAATTTAATCTAAATAAATTAAATCTACTTCTCCTTTCTTATCTATTAAAACATAACTAGCCTTTTCTTCACAAAAACTTCCACTATTAATATATTCAAATTTATCATAGATATGCTCGGGCTTATGGCTATGACCACAAATAATTGAGTCTTTGTTATTAAATTCGCAGTATTTAATAGCGTTTCCTTTTATATTAGAAGTTTTTTCTCCTAATGATTCCGTTTTCTTTCTTAATAATTTAAAGAAGTTATCAGCAAATGGGGTATAGTGTCTAATAATGTAATATAGTTTAATTATAAATTCTGTGATACTTTTGTATTTGCTAAAATATATATCAAATATATCACCATGAACTGCTATAAATTTTTTATCTTTTATCTCGAATTCATACTCGTCTCTACAATCAAAACCAAGAAGAATGCTCATAAATTCTGCTTTTAAAAAACAATGGTTCCCAATTAAATATATAATTTTACTCTTTTTGCTTAATTTTCTTAATTTAGACAATACTTTCCAATGCGTTTTATTAAGTCTATTTAAATTATGGTGATCAAAAAGATCACCGACAATTAGTATTTTTTTTGCTTTTTCTTTTTTTAATACTTTTAATAATTGAGTAGCTTGACAATCTTTATCGCCAAGGTGAATATCTGAAATTGCTAGTACTTCGTGCATCCTAATATTTAGGATAATTTAATTTCTTCAGCTTTAGTTTCTGGTGCTGGAGGAGTAACTGCTGTATTGGTTGACTCAGAAACTGGGGCTTTTACTTTAATTTCAACTGCAGGAGCTGGAGTTTCAATTTTTTGCTCAACTACTGGTTCTACTTTAATTTGTTTGCTAGCTTCTTCTTGAGTTTTTTTCTCTTTGATTTCTTTAATCTTATCTGTAAAATCTATTTCAATCCCATCCCTGTCTGCTGCTTTGCTTTTCTCTTTAGGACCGCTATAAGTATTTAAACAAATTGCAACTTGTTGCTTGTTTTCCATTTTTGGATTATCTTTGTTAACTTTATGCATGCAACGACCCATATAATCGTTCTGTTTCTCGTTGTCCTTGGGTTGGGGTATAGGCATATTACATATTACACTAGAATTAATAAATACATTAATTTTATATATTGATATAATTTAAATGATCATTTTTGATAATATTTTTCAAAAAATCAAAATTTTTATTATCTGTTCCAGAGTTTTTACTATTTATATATTTATTATATTTTGAGTAATCATTAAGATGTCCACAAACACCTTTCCTGCCTGGCATATTTTTAATTCCAATTGCTAGATTATTATTATTTATTAAATATTTATTAAAAGTATTATTATGGCCGCTCCATAGCATTTGGTCTATAAAAATTTGATTATTAATTAATTTAGTATTATTTTCATGGTAGAATAACAAAAGCTTTTTAATAAATGGGTAGACTTCTTTTGTAATACAGGTTTTATATAAACTTGCCATATTGTGCATTTCACAAAGATAATATTGATTTGTTAATATATTATAATTTAATGAATCAGCTTCTCCTATTATATGTGTATTTTTAATTTTTAATAAAAAATCTATTATAGATTGAATAAAGTTTGCGCTATACCAATCATCATCTTCTATAAAAAATAAAATATCATTTTTTACTTTTTCTAATCCTAATAATAAGTTATAAGCTTGAGTATTTAAGCCTTCTTTCCATATGATATCTGATCTGATGTACTCTTGATTTAAATTTATTTGAGTTGGTATTTCTCCATCATCAACAACAATCCATTGAATATTGTCTTTAAATGTTTGATTTAACATATATTTCTCACAAAGAGAAAATGCGCGCTTTCTTGAACCTGTAGGTGTTATTAATGAAATGCCCATTTATAAATTATATGTAAATAAATTTATATTATATATTATATATTTTAATTGGTGTAATAATTTTGTATGACTATAACTAGTTGGGCTAATTTGCGTAGCAGCAC